CAAACCGCGTTCACAGCGAGGAATGACAGAGGTGGGCATAGCTCGCGCTCGTGACCTTGCCAACGGTAAGGAGCTTTCACCTGACACAGTCAAGCGCATGCTCAACTACTTCACTCGTCATGAGGGAGACAAGCAGGGCTCTACTTGGGGTGACCAAGGTAAAGGGTGGCAGGCTTGGCATGGTTGGGGCGGTGATGCGGGTTATGCTTGGGCCCGGAAAGTGACGAGACAGATGGACGCTGCAGACAAGAAGGCTTTGGCGCTCAGGGCATACTCTGAGGCGCTCAACGTCAGTTATGATATTCCCGATGGTCTCACCCTCGGTAGACCATTCAAGACGTTGAGCTTAGGTCAAGTGAGCTCGCGCATGAGTGGTGAGAACGTTGGCAAGGAGATCAGTGAGTCAATGCTGTCAGAGATGATCCGCGTCTTTAAAGAGAGACGACAGGAGGATCCTGTGATCATCGACTGGCAACATGCGACCTCTCCATATCAGAGCGGTCCACCTGCACCCCCTGAGAGCGGGAACGCTCTTGGACTTATCGTTGACCTCGAGCTCAGAGAAGATGGGCTCTACGCTACGCCTGCATACAACGAGCGTGGTCTCAATGTGGTCAATGAGGCCGGTGGTGTCTTGTGGAGCTCCCCTGAGTTTTTAGCCGGTGAGGTCTTTGATCGCGCCGGTGGAGCCAAGGTCGGAGACGCGCAACTATTGGCTATTACCTTAACCCCAAGACCGGCCCAATCTCATGCGCAGATTGACCGTGTCATCTTAAACGAGAGGCTAGAGATGGATAACGTCGAAAGCATGTCTGTTGAAGATCTCCGCGCCATGCTCATCGCTAAAGATGAGATGGTCAAGGAGCTCGAGAACCAAATCAAAGAGATGAAGCAAGATGCTGAGTCTTCAATGATGGAGTCTAAGTCTGATGATGACGAGAAGCTCGCAGAGTCTAAGGACGATGAAGAGAAGCTCGCAGAGTCAGAGGACCATGACGAAAAGAAAGAGAACTACAAGATGAGTGAGACAGCAGTTGAGCCAACACTCCTCAATGAGATCAACGCGTTACGCGAGAGCAACAACGCTCTCACTGAGCGACTTGAGAAGATCGAGGCTGAGAAGCTTGAGATTGAGAAGCGCGAGGCCGTGAGCACACTCCTCCGCGACGGTCGCATCACACCCGCTGAAGAGAGCGTAGCCGGCAAAGCTTGGGCTATGCGTGAGCTTCAGCCTGAGTTCTGGCAGATGTTCTCTGAGCGTCAGCCTTCAAGCGCTATCCCTCTTGCAGAGGTTGGTCATGGCGCATCCGGTCGCGAGATTACTCGTCAATCATTGGATGGTGAGGTTCGTAAACTCGCCTCTGAGAAATCAATCACATACTCTGAGGCGTTGGTCCAATTCCGCGCTCAGAACCCCGATTACTACAATCAAGCGTTTGGAGGCTGATCATGGCTAACACAGACAACAAGATTTCATTCATCGCTGATGGTGCTGTCACTGAGTATGCAGTGGTCTCACTCACCGCAGCAGGTAAGGTTTCAGTCACCACAGCCGCAACTGACAACAAGGTTGTTGGCATCGCTCAGCGCGCGTGTGCTGATGGAGAGAGCGTTGAAGTCGTTGTTCACGGCATCACTCGCGCCATCGTGGGAGACGCTGACATTGTCCCTGCTAAGCCAATTCTCAGCGCTACCACAGCGGGCAAGCTTCAGGCGTGTGAGTCAGGTGATACCACGTTCTTTCCCATCGCGCGTCTGATCCCCAATATCAATCAGGTCAGCTTTGCCGATGGTGATCAGTGCTTCGTGTACTTCCACGGCCCTAGCAGCCTCAACGCTTAAGGAGTAGTTAGACATGGCTAGCTCATACAGTAATCTTCATCCGGTCGATCAGATCCTCACTAGCCTCGTCGTTGAGGCTGTGCCATCTGATGACCAACTCATCGCTGATCAGTGCATGGAGACCATCACGGTCCCTGAGCGCTCGGGCACACTGCTCCTCGAGGAGACGCGTAATTTCATGGGAGCGGGCGCCGGCCTCGACCTTGAGCGCGCACCTGGTGCATCACGCGCATCCATCGGCGGGTTCGACCGTAGCTCACAGACCTTCAAGGCGAAGATCTACGCAGCTCAAGACAGCATCGCGATGGAGGATATCTTTGACTCTCAGTACCCAGGTTCTGAGGAGCAGCGCATCGCTAAGAAGGTAGCGCGCGTCATGAAGCTTGCACGTGAGAAGCGCGCAGCGTCCATCCTCTTTGACTCGACCGCGTTTGAGACTTCATCACCTGCGACGAAGTTTGACGCTGCAGGCGCTGAGCCTCTCACGTTCCTCCACGAGCTCAAGGACACCGTCTTTGAGAAGGCGCATGGGATCAACCCTGACTCACTCATCTTCGGTCGCAAGGTGTTCCGTGAGCTCGCGCGCAACCCTGAAGTTCGTGGCTACCTCGGCACCACCACTAGCAACCTCGCATCAGGAAACCGCATCCTGAATGATGAGGCCGTGTTGCAGGTGCTCAAAGAGATTCTCGGCATCCCCAACATCCTCGTTGGTCAGGCTCGCCAAGATACCGCTGTCCCTGGTGCTACTAGCTCAGAGGCTTACATCTGGAACAACGAGACGATCTTTATGGGCATCTTGCGCGGATCAGACGCGATTGTTCAGAAGAGTGGTAACGTTAAGGGCATGCCTGTTGCAGCGCTTAATTTCCAGTTTGGTTCAATGGTTGCCGGTCAGTATGACAGCCTCGACAAGACGCGCCGTTACGTCTACGCTGAAGAGGTGAATCAGTTTAAGGCGATTGACTCAACGCTCGGTCACGTCGTCACGGACTGCTTGACCTAAGAGGCGACCCCATGAATCTAGCCCTGAATAATATGAGTCTGTTAGAATTCCAACTCTTGGATGATCTAGGGTTACTCGATTCTCTCGTTGAGCGTTATGAGTCTGGTGAGCATGTTGCTCTCTCAGAGGACGCTGACAAGCGAGCGGTCGATGATCTGACACAGCAGGCGAAGAGTTTGAGCGGTGATCAAGCCAAACTCATCAGGGCTAGACGCGATCAATTAAGGGCAGAGATTAGCGCTGAGCGATCATTTGAGCGCGCTCTCTCTGCTTCTCGGCGTGAGCTCATCACGCTATTGCAGATGGCTGCTGTGTCGAGTGACCCACAGCTACTGCTGAGTTTCAACAACGAGCAGCTCTTAGACTTCATATTGAGGGGGGGGATGGGAGCTGCCGTTGATGAATATGTTGAGAGTCAGGGCAAGATCAAGGACGCGGTTGAGAGAGCGTTCAACGCGATTGAACCTGACTTCTCATTTGATGACCTGCCACAGCTAGAGCAGATCCAGACTCAAGCTGTCACTCAGGTCTTTGAGGACGTAATTCTACCCGACACTCAGAGCGCGATCAGATCAGCGCTGACCTCCTTAGCTTTGGAGGTGCCGATTGAGATCGTGACTAGTGAGCTCGAGGAGCGTCTCAAGCGCTCTGAGGGCAGACAGCTCACTGAGGTCAAAACACGGATTAGTCAATATGGTAGGTCGATCACTGCTGCAGCTGCGGCGGCGGCTGACCTCGACCACTACCTATACACGGGTCCACTCGATGGACTCACACGCCCCTTCTGCAAGGCGCTCATTGGCAAGGTGGTCACGAGTGAGCAGATGCGCAAACTCAACAACGGTCAAGGCTTGAATGTCATGACTAGCTGTGGGGGTTACAACTGTCGTCACACTTGGAGCCCCGTGAGTGAGGGATTCATTCAATCGGCTAATCTCGATGAGGCGAGCATGGGCGATATCTACAAAGCTAACGCGAGGGGTAAGCGATGAGAAAAGCAGTGACCGGTGAGACCATCCACTTTGTATGGCACCCTCGCACACCTCACGCGGGTGACGCTGAGTTGACAGTTGGATTCAGCACACCCTACACAAGCGCGCTTGCATCGCTCAGAGATGATGTGTCAGTGAGCGCTGTGGCTGATGATCGGCGAACCCTCACACTCACGTCTAGCGTGAGTACTACGCTTGAGCGTGATGAGGTCAGAGCGTTCTTGCGCACTACTCGCGACACCTACTATGCAGTTAAGGTGACTCGTCTTGGTGGCACCACTGCCATCCTCGCCGAGCCTTTACCGCGTGAGCTCGACCTCACCACAGCAGCTACGCTTAACTTTGCGTCTGCTTATGTGGACATACCGAGCGCCAACGCTGTCACAGGCAGCTATCCATACACGCTGACATACACTGACGATCTAGGCTCAGCGCAGACTGAGAGCGGGATTCTCAAAGTATGCCCTAGGCCATTCAATACAGGCTTAGATCATGATCAGCTCGTCGACCGATTCCCCCAACTAGCTGACATGGTGCCACGACGTCAGAGCGATTTAGCGCCACAGATCAAAGCGGCGCTCGATGAGATCATTCTCGCCATCCGTGACCACGTCTTAGCAGATGGGGCCACTGAGGATGATGTATTCAATCAGGGCTCATTCATCAGCGCTCACGCTTATTGCGCTGCAGCGATTGTCTATGAGGCCACGCTACAGCTCGATGTTGCGAGTGCGATGAGAGAGCGCAAATATGAGCTCCTAGACGTTGCACTCAGATCAGTCACCATTGACCTCGATGGCGATGGTGAGATTGATGAGGGTGAGAGCAACCTGAGAAGATCAGGTGGGAGCGCCACTGACTTCCGCGCATCTTGGAAGACTTACACCAAGGTTCCCTATGACAGCCGATTCACGCCGGCTAGAGGGATGCGCCACTAATGAGCTCTTATGGCAAGGTGTCACTAAACTTCAATCTCCCAAAGAGTCTTTGGACAGCCAAGGACTCAGCGCGCTTAGCGTCTGACACACTGGCAGCTATCAAGCTGAGG